GGGGTTTAGGTTTCCGTGGCCTGGGTCTGGTGAGAATAACGAGGAGCATATTGCGTGGCCGACGGGGATGCTTACTTCGATGCTGGCGGAGCGGCTGGTAAAGAGTGGCATCCTAGGAGTTTAGCCTTGACGGGTGTGGCGGGCTTGCTATGGGTGGTGCATGGAAACACAACCAAGACCAACGGAGTTGAAGAATCTACGTGACTATGAGTTTGTTAACGGTGGCATCACCATGCGTTTTGAGGATGGGAGTTTCTTCCACGAGCAGACCCCGCGTGACATGGCCACGCTGGATCATCTGGCAACGCTAAAGGCCCGTTATGTGATTCCGATATATGCGCAGCTCAGACAGTCCAAAGAGTTTTTGGCTTGACGGCGGTATGGGATTGGCTATGTGTTGCGTATGGACACACCCAACGAACCAATCGACGACACGCCACACGCACAGCGTGACACCACAACAACCTACGGACATGGATTGAACGCTAGCGAAGATTGCGGTATCCTGTGCCGCGATAGATCGGAAGCCATTGCGATGCTTTTCCAGAAGGTTTTTGGGGCGCAGCCGATATATCATGCGCAGATCGGGCTGCCAGTCTGGAACGGCATCGGCAAGCCAGGTTCTGTAGTGCCGATGTGCAGCGCGGGCCTCGCCGACGTGGAAGGAGGTGAACAATGACGCCCCACAAATGCCCCGTATGTGACGGGTCTGGTATTGTATCGCGCCCACCATGGGTGGCTGGTGACCTAAACACTTGGCCCTCCACCAGCGTTTCCAACTACCCGTGCAAATCGTGTAGTGGCTCCGGTGTGATCTGGGAGCAAGGAACCGAGATGCAAGCACCGTATCCATTCGCCGTGGAAGGAGGCCAATCGAACGCCACAGCGCAGACACCGCCGAACTCCGGCACGAAAAATCATGAATAAACCACAAGACCCCGAGGCGGCGGAAACCGTCCAAACCACGAGCGTCCCGGCGGTTGATCTGCCGCGACTTGTTCGGCTTTATAATTGGCTTCGAGTCGAAGAACAGCACGGAGAAACAATCGCATGCGGTGGGATATTCCCGGCGAATGAAATACAGAGGGGCCAGAGATGGCAAGGCTCTGGAAATCATGTTGTCACTGTCACCCAAGTGCGCCCGATAAAGTCCGATGAAGGTGACATCATTGACTACGAGGTTTGTTATCAGTGGCGCGATTCATCGGGGGATAAATCTCACCGTAAACTGGCTTTTGCCTTCCAATGCCGATATTGTCTTATTTTGCCGAACACCAAGGACATCGGCGCGTAGCGTCCGATGCTGCCGACTGTTCGCATCCGTTTTTATACCATGCACTCCAAGATTCGCTGTGGCTGCTGCCGCCTCATGGTGAGTGCTGGCAAGACGCTGTATGACACTGAGCTTGAGGAGTTCGTATGCCTTGCGTGCTGGCCTGACCTTACGTGGGCGCAGCGGGAATTGCTGGCCTTGCGGCTGGCCCCATCGCAGGGGGTGAAGATGGAGCGGCGGTATCGACTGCCTGAGGACGCCAGCTAATCCTTAGTAGATTGGTTGACATTAGCATGATTTACGGGTAAAGGTTGCCGCACGGTGGCGCGTTCGCTACCGCCAACCTACTTACGACTATGCCACGCGGCGATTCCTACCAACTCCAGGGGCAACAAGGCGGCCATGTTTTGAACGCAGGCGAGGGTGCTGTCACAGGCAACTTCCGCTGGATTCAAATGGTCGAGGACACCGTGTTCACTACGATCACGGGCAGCAACCTGACCAACACCGCCGACTTGGCGGGTATCACCCACCTTGCCGGAACTGGCATCGGTGGAACGTTCACGGCTATCACCGTGGCCAGCGGAACCTGCATTGCCTATACCTCGTAATCTCCCATGCCGAGGTTCAGGTCACAAGGTCAACTTGACGACCCCTCGCTGATCGACGGCGATCCAGGGTTTGTCGGGATCAATCAACGGGAGCAGCCTAATCAGCTTAAACCCGGCGAAGTCCTTGTGTCGCGCAACGGGCGGATTGACGGGTATTGGCAGCCTAGGCGTGGGATGACGCTAAAGAGCGGGCAACTTAGCACTTCTGAGCTACCGCTTTACGTTCCGTTCGTTGTGCTGGACGCGCCGATTACGATTAGCAGCGCGAGCCGCACGAGCAACGTGGTGACGATTAACCTTGCCTCGGCGCACGGGATTGACTCTGGCGATGCCCCGCTGTGGGTGACGCTGGGCGACCCGACTGTGACCACGGCCCCGATTACGGGTATCCCCGCTGGGGCATACTATATGTCCTACGTGGACGCTGATAGCCTGAGCTTTGCCAATACGGGTGCGGATGACCCCGCCCTGACCGTCCACGGCACGTATGGGGTGATTGATTCGGTCATCTATGACGCGGCTGTTTCCAACATCTACGGAAGTTGCATTTGGAGCAACCCAAATTCCAATTTGGACGAGTATGTGATATTGGCCACCAACGGCGAGGCGAAGAAAATCGCCTTGGATAACTACGCTGTGACCAGTATCCCATACCCTGCGGACGGTTCTTTGAGTGCGCAGGTCGACATGTTGCAGGCATTTGACCGTATTTTCATCTTTCGGGATGGCCAGCGGGCGTGGGAATACATCCCGAATGGCCGCTCGGTGGAAGCTGGCAGTTATGTGAGTGCCACGGGCGTTGTCACCCTGACGTTGAAGAACCACGGTTTGACCGCAGGGGACGTAATTACGGTGGCGAACGTGGGTTATTCACTCACGCCGACGGTTGCAAACCCGAACGGAACGCATACGGTGGCTACCGTGGCCAGCGCGGACACCTTTACCTACGTGATTGCCAGCGGTTCCGGCGACGAAACCTACACGGCAAACACAGGAACCATGACGGCGGCTGGATTTACCAAGGTTCCGGCTGGTGCATACACCCAACCGCAGAATTTCCGCATTGCTGGCAACGCTTACGGCGTATCCAGCGGATCGTTGCGCCTTACAATCGGCAGCAACACCAGCATTAGAGCTGGCGATTACATCATCATCAGGGCAACGGACGTTCCGTTGCTGGAATCCTTGGAGGGCAGGGAGCTTTACGTCACTTCTGCCACCTCAACGGACATCTACGTGAACGCGCCCGTGGCGGATTTGACGTATAGCACGGGTTCCGGCGCACAATACATCGAATTTGGTGGCCGTTTCAGCCTGGGGCTGGGCTTTACCCATATGCCCGCCCCTGCTTGGGGTGTTTATTTCCAACGCCGCCTGTGGTGTCCGTTCTACTATGACCCGAGCGGGACTGGCGCATCGCCAACCTACACGACCCGCCCCACCAGGGACGAGATTGTGGCTTCGGACATCCTTGATTCGTCCACCTTCGACTCGATCACCTCGCAATTCCGCATCACGGCTGGCATTGCCGACTCGCTGATCGGGATGCACCCGTTCTACAACGACAACATGATCGTGTTAATGCGCAATAGCATCCATATGGTTGCTGGAACGCAGGGCACGTTGAGTGATACGGTGGTTCGGGAGCTTACCCGCGAGGTTGGCTGCGTGGCCCGCAAGTCGATTGTGTCGCAGGGCAATAGCATCTTCTTCCTTTCGGACAACGGGGTGTATGGCCTGTCGTTCATTGACGAATACAACCTGCGGGGCATCGAAGAACCGCTGTCGGTGAAGATTCAGCCGTATATCGACCGAATCAACAAGGACTTGGCTGGCGATGCCGTGGGTATTTTCTACAACAACCGCTACTACTTGGCGGTTCCGCTGGATAGCGAGGTGGATGCGGACGATGCTACCGGCAACAACACCGTCCTGATCTACAACATCCTGAACAAAGCGTGGGAAAGCATTGATACCTTCGGGGATGGTGACTTCAATATCATCAACTTTGTGGTTGGCCAAGCTGGCGAGCGCAATGAGCTTTACATCATCAACGACACGGGTGGCCTGCACCTGACGGATGACACCGATGCTGCGCGTGATGTGTATTCCGTGAACTCGCTGGGTAGCTCCACCCAAGCTGGCATTGACTACGAATTGCAGTCACGTGGCTACGGATTTGAGTCATTGGAGCGCAAGGTGTTCCGCAACGCGCAGGTGCAGTTGAAGTCCTCCATGGACAACGCCAGCGATGTGACG